CAGACATATATAGTCGAGTTTAGATAAAAATTTAGTAAAGATACAAAATAGTTTTTTAAAATACCAAATAATTTAAACTAACTATGTTATTGTCTATAATCAATTTAGTTATAAATAAAAAACTCCTGAGAAATTAATCTCAGGAGAATCCTGTAAAACCAACAAAACAGGATTTTTGGTTTCTTATTGACTATATTGACATTTTAACATATTACAATTAGCAATTAAGTGTTGTGTCTGCACCAATAATACCGTTTGAAGGGTCTAGGTTATAAATATCAGGAGCACCTGCATCATCAACTACATAATCAAATCCTGTCACAAGACCTGTAAGGTCACTAAAATAATATATAGTGTCACCTGTAGTTAGTATTACACTAGTAGACCAAACTGTATCTGTAGGGTCTGTACATATAGTTCCCGAATTATTACTTAATCTTACAGTATAAGCATACACTGGTATAGCGGTAGTTGTTGTAGTGGTAGTGCTACTAGTAGTGGTAGTGGTGGTGGTACCAATGATTAAATCAATATAGTTGGTACATGCTGACTGAGATTTCACTCTTATTAATATAGCTCCGTTTGGAACTAAAGAAGAAGTGTATCCTGATACTAAAGAAGCTTTAGGTACATTTATTTCAAAAGGAATTACAAATCCATCCACATCTGAATACAAATCAAATGGTCCTGTATCAGAACCTGCTATTGTTAATGTTATTAATACTGTCATATCTTATTGGTTTATAAACTTGTTGTAGTAGTGGTAGTTGTTGCAGAACATGTATTTACTAATTGACAAAAATACGCTTGAAGAAGAGGAGTGTTTTGAATAGTGTTTATAATATGTGATATAAATTCATCAGAGCACATTCTATTATCTATCTTCTGTAACGCCACTTCTAGATTATCTTGTGATTGAATTCCTGTACAAGCTAAATTAGGTCCATTGTATATAATCTTGTCACTTGTAAGACATAAAGATCCACAAGGATCTCCACATGCAAATGGAAATGCAATTCTGTAAGCATCATTATAACAAGGCATTCCTGGTAAGCAAGACATAGTATAAATTTAAGGAATGTATATAATATAATTTGTTGCCAAAGCTGGCTGATAATTTGGATGTGATAAACCACCTCCTGCATTTTGTATAGATACAGAAACAGTGTCTTGTGCAGAACTACTTTTACCTAAAGTTGGTGTTATAGTAGATAACATCATCTCATAATCTAAATCTGATCCAGGAACAGCTCTAGCTCTTGCAACATTATTTGTAGCATTCACTATTTGTCCAACAGTTGAATTTACATCTGTAGTATACATAAAATGCGTATGAGGAGTGACTGTTACAGTGTTTGTATGTGTATGTGCAGGAATTTGTGTTGTAGTTAAAAGTACATTGTTTGTACCATTTACTGAGTTTAATGTATACGTAGGATTACCAGCAACTGCTGGATCTACTGCAGCAGACATTGCTCCTCCAGGAACACCTGTTGTTACACCTACACCCACTCTACCCCTTTTATCAGGAGTACCATTAGATCCATTACATATATAAATCTTATCCCATCCTAAGCCTGCAATACCTGCTCCAGAACCATCGAAATTAGATAATGTGCCATAGTATTCCACTGCAGTGAATGGAACCATTTTAACATACTGTTGTGCAATAGGAGCTATTGAATTTAGATAGGCTTGTATTAATGCATCTAGATCAGCAAGTTTAACATAGTTTGTATCTACGTCTACAGCAAGAGCTACTAATGCAGCATCCACATCACAAAGTTTTGTGATTACAGCTTGTAGAATATCATGTGTACCACTTGATGCAACAACACCTGTTAAACAATCAATAGCATAATCACTTTCAAGAGCTGCAAGTTCTGCAACAATTACATCTACTTGATCCTGTAAATCACAAGCTGCTTCAATCAATGCTGTAAAAAGATTTAAAGCATTTAAGTCTTCACAATCAGGAAGATATTGATTAACTAGATTACAAATAATTGTAGGATCTATAGTTAGTTTAATACCTGTACCATCTAATGTAGATGTAAGAAATTCAATAAGAGCCTGTTCTACATAAGATAGAGAGTCACCAGTTTGAATTCCTAAAACAGGAACATCTATTCCTGTATATCTAACACACTTATCTGAGACAATCTCAGTACATCCATTATAGCAATTTGAACAAGACATGTTTATTTATATTTTAAAAGTTTTACTCTACTAGCAATCATTTCTACAGTGAATGGTGCAGCATAATCTGGATTACAAAACTTATACGTTAGTATTCTTTTGTAATTCAGAAGATCCATCATTGCTTCTGATGCAATAGGTTGGTTTAATGAATAGATAAGATTGTTATATAGATTAACTGCTAATTCTGTTAGTCTGCAATCTATATCATTTAATAGTGCTGTAACTGTAGCACATGCTGGGTAAGTAGTAAGTCTAGGAGTTAACATATTTTATAACTTGTTTAAACTTTGTAGCAGCTGCACGACACATTGCACAAAGACCATTAACTAATTGACATCCACATCCAAAGTTTGCTTTACATCCTCTACAAGTAGCCATATTATCTAAAGTTTACAACATAGTTATTACCAGAGCAATAACAATTATTTTTGATAAAATTATTTAACATTCTATTCGCTTGATCATAAAGCCTATTTGCTTCATCTATAGCACAATTATTTGCAGCTGCTATAGATCCTTGAATAAAGAAATATATACTTGTAAGATTAACTTTCTGTTGAGTTTTTATAGCTCTGTCACATTCCATCATATCAAGTTTCATAAATGCTTCATCAAACTTCTCTTGTAACTTCTCCACTCGCATTATACTTTTTTCAACAAAGTTTTCATACGCAGGAGCAACAGTGTACTTAAGTATGTACAATCCATCAGGAAGAGGAATCAGAGGTTCACCTAATAGAGTGAGTCCTAATGAAGCAGATGTAAAGATGTTAAAATCATTTGGTACAAATGGTAACACTACATTTCCTAATGATGGAACATCTATCTCAATTGTTGGAGCTGTTACAATAGGAGGATTTGTAGGATAAGTTGATGCATCAGCTATTCCTAATGTTAATGTACTGTATGTAGGTACTACTACTATATCTAGATTTAAAGCTGGCATAATTAGTTTAAATAAATATGCCAGAGGATCTGAGATTTAATCCTCTCACCTCTGGCATAGGTTATGTGATATTTAATTTACAACTATCCAATTATGGAATTAAAGTGGAAGTGGTTGTAGTAGTAGGCCAAATTGTAGTGGTGGTTGAAGTGGTTGTAACACAAGAGTTATCATTAACCACAGTACCAAGACCAGCTTCTAATACAGTTTCAATAGCAGCAGCAATTCCACTTACATCTGCGTTAGGAGCAGCAATGATCACCATAGAATCTTCCATGATATAATCACCCCACTGATAAGCAGCTTTATTGTACTCATTAAACTTAATATAATAAGTGTCATAAGTCACTCCTGAAGATACCCAAGACTCGAAGTTCTCGTTGTATCCAGCCATTCTGTAAAGATGCTTTAAGTATCCTGCTTGGTAGCTGTAGAAATTCTTCTCTAATTGAGCAATTTCAGCAGATTGACCTGAAGGGTAAGAAGCACGTTGGATAATGATAGGATCAGCAACAACGTCACAGTTATCATAAACAATAAAGTCAGCAGTAGTAGCAGGACCATTGTATACGAAAGTTCTAAAGTACATTCTATCATATTCAAAAGGGAATGCAGCAACATCACATGGTTGACCATATACAGTTAGAGGCTTTCCAGTAATACGAAGGATTGCAGAAGCGTCATTACCTAAACGTTGGAATGTGTAGAATGTATTGAAGCTGATGTTATCAGGGTTGTTACCAGGAGCTTGTTGCTCTAGTTTAGCAATAACACTATCAATAAATTCAGGAATATCAACTTGATCACAAGGATTAGCATCACAAGCACAACAAGGAGCTTGAACAGTTACTGAACGAGTGAAACCATTGAAATACAAGGTGTCAATGTAAGAAGAATGTGC